CTCTCTGCGGCGTGTAGTGTCACAGCGTGTCACGGTCCCGTGCGGTATCAACAAAGACAAGTCCCCGTGTTTGTCCCGCTCGGGAACTGTCACTTTTCGACAGCTTCTTTCAGTAGCGGAGTGTGGCGGTTGGCATTATCGCGGTTTCGTAATAGTGGTGTTCGTCGTTTCGCGGCGGCTAGGCGTCGAATCTGCGGTGCGCTATCTTGCGAGCGTGTGATTATCGTGGGCTATACGGAACGGTAGAAACACTGGTTCTCACGTTTACGGCTCGTCCCGCCAGTCGCACAGGTCGCACAGCGGCAGACGGACGCCGTACCCGTTCTCTGCTGTCAGGTCTTCCGTAACGCCAACGTCCCCAAACCTAGACACCATGACGAGTTTGACCGTGCTGCCAGCAGGAATGGGAATTTCCACTTCCTTGCTGTCTCGCAGGTGCAGCATCAAAACGTCGCGTTTCAGTGTCGCGTATCGGTGCGGCCAAGTTTCCGGCTTGTGCGGCATCCAGCCGCGAGACATGGCATGGTGTTCGGCGGCGCGGTCGAAGTGAGAACCAAGCATTGGAGCAGACCCGTCAGCGTCCTGTTTCATATCAACGTCCTTTCTCGGGCTGCTCAATGCAGCCGTTCTGTGGCTACTCAAAAGCAAAACGCCTGCGCCCATCTCAACGCCCAGTATGCCGCTTCGGCAACCTTCATCCCGTTGCGCCTATGTGATCGGTATGCCCTGACGAAAACAACAGGAGCCGCCGCAGTTCTCAGAATCGAACCTCCGCACACCGCCCATCGCGGGACGGTTCCGATGGCCTCTAGCAACATCACTTGCTGCCGGTGCGTGAGAGACTCAAACAATTCGCGGGTGGTGATTGCGGTCGCCATGTCATCCGGCCTGCCAGTGGAAACAACCCGCACAGAACCAAGCGATGCAACGGACGGCGGGTCAATGTCGTTTGGTGTTGTCATGCCTTGCGTTCGCCGCTCCTGATCCTGCGTGTTCTCAGGGTGTCCCCAAACTCATGGCGCACACAGGGCGGTCGGTCAACGTCGTTCCGCTCCTGCTATCGAATGCTCTCCGATTGCTCGGCATATTGACCATCGAATCAACACCCTGAGAACCACGCGATGCAGCGGACCCGCGATGCCGCCGTCTGGTTGTAGTTTCGTCAGCGGTCGCGGGCCGCTGATCTCTGGCGTTCAGTGCAACAGGTTCACCAATTCGTGTGGCACCATCGCTCGCACCGCCTCCAGTGCGTGCGTCTCGTCCACGCCGGGCGAGCCGTGCTTCAGCCGGCCGCGACAGTGCTCGTCTATCAGCTCCAGGGCGATCAGGGCATCACGGCCCGCGAGAGCGTAGCGGTGCTCTCTATCGTCATCTGGGTCGCTCAAATCGAATCGGAGGGTGGCTGTTGCCATGGGTCAGATTCTACCGCCTTGCCTAGCAGGCGCAATGCCGTTTTGTGTCCGGTTTGTCGGCCGTCATTGTGTGATGAATTCGCACCAGTTTTTCGTACCAGAAACGGTGCACAACTGGCCGATGTTGGCCGCAAGTTTGTCCGGTACGGCATCCTATTTCGCGGTTATTGCCCGTCAGGCAATCAGCCGGAAATGCCGTACCGACTCAACACTGGTGCAAGAGCGCACCGGCAGGTGTGCCACTGGGGCGGCCCACTCGTCGCCAAGCCGTTGTCGGGCTGCGTTACGTCTCGCCCCGACCCGCCGTCATCCGCTGGCTATGAGGGCAGCGTCCAGTTGGCCGGATGTGGCGTCCGACCGGTATGACGGCGAGCAAAGTGTTTTGTCCGTCTCTAAGGTGAAGAGCGTCACTATCGCGACTTGATGACCAGATACAACAGGCAAAGAGTCTGCAAAACGTCCCGCACCTCGCGGAGAAACTGCGTGTCGGTCAGCAACCACGCCAGTCCCGTCACGGTTGCAGCGACTCCCACAGCGCAATGTCAGCGGCGTAGATCAGCCTGACCGCCGCATCCTGCCCTGGCGTGAGCGTCGGCTTTTCGGCCTCGTCGCTCTCAGCAAGAATCGGGATCGGAAGCGTGAGGCCCAGCCACTCGGCACACGCCTGGAGCTGATCCTCAAAGCGGAAGTAGTTGGTAAAGGGTAGTTGAGGGAGCGCGCCGTACATCGGTGCGGCGATCTGCTCATCAACCGACAGTCCGTGCCTTGCAACCATAGAGCGGAATCGCTCTACAGGGTTGCGAACAATCACCGCAAGCGTCGCGCCCGATGGCAAATCGGCAGCGGATATCTGATCTTGCAGATACCGCGCCGGGTGCATTCCGCCCTCTTGCCACGCAGCGTGATTGCTTGGCTCAAACTGTTGCAGCCATGCGGCGACTATTGAATGGGAGCCACTGCGAGTTGCAAGCGCCAGATGCCGGTTGTTCGTTCCCTTCAAAATGCTGCCCATGCGTGTGCCTTGCTATGTGAAGTAGAGAACCACAGCACCGGCGCCGCTCGGCGTGCCCGCGATGCTTAACCCGCCTGCCGCTGCAACGCCGCCGCCGCCAAGTCCCGCAGTGCGGGCAGGACCGAACTTCTGATCTGCGCCGCCGGAGCCGAACGCCGCTCCTGTCGCGCACGTTTCGCTTGTGGAGACGCCAGCCAGAGTGAGCGCCGCGAACAATTCGCTCACGTTCGTTGCAGGCAGGCGTCCGCACGCGGCCCTCGTTCCGTTGCCGCCGACAGCGCCGCCGCTTTGCCCGTAATCCCCCCAGCCGCCGCTTGTACCAGCGCCGCCCGTAGTGCCGCCGTCGCCGCCTGAGAACGAGCCTCCAGCCGTCGTGCCGCCGCCGTTGCCGGTGATCGTCGTGCCTGAGTACGTGACGGTCGTGTTGGCTCCCGCCTGAGTGCCGCCTGTGCGTGCTGCACCGACGCTGTAACTCACAGACGTGCCACCAGACACCGACCACGTTTTGAAAGCGCAGCCACCCGCAGCACCAGCAAGATTGCCGACGCTGCCACTGCCCACTGCCCACGCCTTCATGCTCGTCGCGCCTGCGGGCACGGTGTACGAGGTGCCAGAGGTCAGCAGCACGGCGGCTGGCGTGAATGATGGCGCGGCGGGCGTCGATGCACCCAACCTGGCAGAAAGGTCAATGCCCGATCCAGCATTGTATAACGCTGTTACTTCCGCCTCAGAGAGCGCGCGGCTCCACTTCGCCACCTCGTCAATGTAGCCAGTGAAATACTCCAGAAACCCGGAGAACGAGCGGCGGCCGATGTTGAATTGCGTGGAAGTTGCGGAAAACGATTTGCCGCCAGCGCGTGTGGCTGTTGCCACCGAAGTGCCGTTTTCGTACAGCGTCACAGCGCCTGCGTTATTAACAAGCGTGTAGTGCCACCATTGGTTAATAAAACTGGCGTTGGATCTATTGGCAGGCGCTGTCGCAGTTATGAATGTGCCATCTGTATGAAAAATGTTTATGTCCACGCGATTCGCGGTGCCGACGCTATCAAACTGCACCCGGAAGCTGACTTCTCTGCCGCCAGACTCATCCTTGCCCATGACATGCTGAAAGCCTGTCGCGGTCGCCTGCGGAAACATCCACCAGCTCATCGACCAGTTGCCGTTTCCAAACTGAACGTCTGCCCGGCTGGTAATGGAAAGCCATTCGGTGTTCGCCGCCGTGAACTGCCGGGCGTTGTTTACCTTGCCCGCAATGCTCGGCACGGTGTTATTGCTGGTGAGGTCGTTACCCCTGCCGCTGTTGTCCACCGCCGTCACATCACCAGAGGCAGCCGATTCATTCAAAGGCCAATAGGCCACAAGGCCGCTGCGGAGCGTCGGGTAGCGGAAGCCGCCAGAGGCTCGGGGCCGCAACAGTCTCGGGCTCATCGGGGACATATGAACGACGCTCTTGTAGGTGATGTAGTGCGGTCAGTTCGCCGCGTCGGTGTCGGGCATGCGGGCCGCTGCCGATCGTCCTGGCTGCATGGCGTAGAGCAGGCGGGTCTGCTCCTGGATCGCCTTCGAGATGTCCTGCTGCGTCTCGCCCAGCTGCTCCACGAACTGCTTGTGCGACTGTACCAGCGGCAGCAAAACGTCTTGCCTCAAAACCCACATGGCGACAATGGCGACCAAAGTGGGAAAGCCCCACCGCTCCATAATGCCGAACAGGGTGCCTTTCACTTCGTCGGTCATCGTCGCATCTCCGTTTGCCACCCTAACATCAGTGCCCGATTGCTGGCAGATTGCAGCCACCACCGCAGCACAGCCTTCACGATCTCGGATAGCAGGGCCGACAGCACGAGCGTGAGGATCACACCCATGCCGTAGTTCTGCCGTTCGCTTCGTTCGATGCTGCGTGCGATCTCGTGCATGACCATGTCGTAGGACTCGGGCCGGGTCTGCGACATGACCAGGTGCGGGAACTTGCGGACCACTCGCTTGGTCAGCCGGGCCACGAGCGGGCGGCCTGCGGCATAGCGGCGCGGTGACAGCTGCGACCACACGTAGGCGTCGAGATCCTCGAGGCTCATGGCTTGCAGGCTCCCGTGGTGCAGGTGCCTGTAACCAGCACAGACTTCGCACGCTTGCCGGTGCCTTTGCACACTGGGCACGTCATCACGATCCGGCCGTCGCCGATCTTCCCGGTGCCGTCGCAGTTGTCGCACTTGTCCGAGGCCGGGGTCATCTGCTGACCGAGCTGCACGGCCATGCGGGCTGTCTCACACGCCAGGTCGGCAACGATGTCGGGCCGATCAACGGCGGTTGCGTTGACGCAGCCGGCGACGAAGGCCAGGAGCAGGATGCGGGAAAGCCTCACAGAACGCCTCCCGTCCAATCGGGCAGCATGCGTGGCGGGAAGCCTGCGTATCCGCTCAGGGCGAACGAGTCTTCCCCCGAGAGCATCGACGTGCAGGTGGCAGCATCCACCCAGCCGGCCGACTTCTGGAACTGCGGCGGCAGGTTCGGATCGACGCTGCCCGAGTAGCAATCGCCCCAGCTGTTCACACAGAGCAGGGCAGGGCGTGGCTTCCATCGCACGCCGGCGAACATCATGCAGTGAGCCCACTGGCCCATCGGCGTCAGGTATCCATCTCGCAGCGTCATTGAGAACCCACGCATGGAGCACACGGCCACGGGGTAGCCGTTCTGAATGCTTTTGGCGGCATCCTCAAACGTCTTCACCAGGGCCACGCTCGACACGGTTCGCTTGGCGGCGAACGGCTCAAACCGATCTGGCACGCCGTCGCGGCCCCATTCCTTCTCGCGGCTGCCGCTGTTGTCGGTGAACGTGACGCCGTCATAGTTCTGCCCATAGTGCAGCGTGCCGCACTTCGTGACCGCCTTCGCCGCCGCGCCGCCATAGGAGCCGTCGCCCCCGAGGTTCCGGCCGCCACGCACTTCGACGCGAGAGAAGGCGTAGATGCTGGCCTCAAGCACCCGGCCGCCGTAACTCTCCGACTCACGGCGTAACAGGATGTCACACGCGGCGAGGATGTCGCACGACAAGGCCCAGCCCCAGCCGACGCAGCTGCCGATCTTCTGGGCACCACGCTTCCAGCCAGGATCGCAGGCGAGCAGGTACTGCCCGAGGAACACGTCGCGGCTTTCGTCCAGCACGAGATCCGGCCCGGCCTGGGCGAGCGTCGGGCGGGCGAGCGTGGCCAGGAAGTCATCGGTGCCCTTGCGATCGGGCGCGTACCCCATGAGTGGCAGGAAGTCGGCCATCAGCCCCTCCCGTAGCCAGCCCACGCAATCGCACGGCACGCCTCGGCATACCGCCGCTTCATCTCTGCATCAACCGGCTTCACGTCCAGGCCCACGGCCTCGCTCATGACGGCCTCGACGGCTTCACGAAGCCCCGGCATGGTGCCAGGCTGAACGCCAGCCATACGCCGCCAGGCGATGTCGAGCGACAAGACGGTGAAGCCACGCAGCGAGCGGCTGTCGGTGAAGACGGGCTCCTTCCCCTCTGGGGCAGCGACCACCACAGCGGCCTTCTCCCACACTGATGCCCAGATGGCACGCTCGGCGGGATTCGCCCCGGCCAGTGCTCGAGCAACGCCCGCCACTCTCGTCTGCATCTCCACGCTCGGCGTCTCCACGGTGATCGTCGGCACAGGCATGCTCGGCAGCTGCGGCAGCCTCGGCAGCTGCACGCCAGACGCTACAGCGAGCAGCAAGAGCACCGCGCCCCAACGCATCAGCCCGCCGCCGCTGGCTCGCACGGCCTTGGCGGCGCGCTCGGCCGCAGCTCTGATCTCCGCCCAGTACGGCGAAGCTGCGAGAGCAGCTGCGGCAACGACACAGCAGGCGCGTAGGAGCGAATCATTCACTTCGCGGCCTCGGCTTGCAGCAGCAGGAACCTGACGAGGTTTTCGCCTTCCTTCGTCTTCAGGATGTCGGCGAGGAGCCGCACGAGCTGATCGTCTACCTGAGCGCTTGTCTTGCTTGCGAGCCATTCGGCGGCGTCACTCACTACGAGGCTTTTGCGGTACGGGTCGATCTCATTGACGAAGCGTTGGCCATATCCGATGAGCGGAGCCCAAGCCTGCAGGAGTTGCAGCTGGCGCCAAATGTTGAGATTCGTTCCGTACCGTGCGTACTCGTCGGCAGTGCCCTGGTAGTTCGGCGTGCTCATGTGGCGTCCTCCTCCCCCGATTGTGCCGAGTCGCCTCCCGTCTCTGGCAGAGGCCACACGCACGTGTCCGAAACGAACTGGTACACGTCCTGCCAACAATCCCCGGCCTCTTCGTGGGCGTCTTTCCGGTCGAGCAAAAAGGGCTGCGTAAACACTTCCTCAAAGCCCGGCACCAGCTTGCCGTCAGCGTCCTGCATGGTCAGGTAGACGTACCGCCGGCCGTACTCCACGACGATCCGCCGCTCGATGTGGTCCTGGTGCTGCATCACTCGTCCTCAAACTGGCCGAACGCTTCGCGGGCCTCGTCGGTCATCTCGACGCGCCGCAAGTGGACGTGCTGCGTCTTGATCACCGCCCGCTCTTCACGGGTGCGAGCGTCCCACTTGGCCTGTATCTCTTTGCACGCCTGGATGATCTCGCGTGGCGTCGGGTCGCGCATGTCGCAGCGCTTAGGCTTGAAACGCAGCCGCCGGTCATTGCGCAGCGGCAGGTGCCACACGTCGCGGAGCCTCAGAACTTGGTCCTTGGAAATAGTCCACCGCTGGCACAGTGCCGCAATGGGCATGTGCGTTTCCCAATCGGCGCGAAACGCCGTCACGCTAATCGTGGCCGTTACGCCCGCCATCGCTCGGCTCCATCCAGTGCATGACCGTTCGCATGGCAGGGTCGAGATAGAGACGCAGCCCCGTCCGCTCTGCCATCGTCCGATGAAAACCCACGTGCTCGCAGTCGGCACCGTCGTACGTGCCCTTCAGGTAGGCGTACGTGTCGTAGATGGCCATGCCGCCGAAGGCCGACACGACATGCACGGGCGGGCTGCCAACGGGTGGAATCCATTGGTGCTTCCAGCCACCAAGGCCAGCGGTGTAATCGTCAAACGATGAGTTCAACCGCAGACACCACGCGTCATAGTGCGTCCACGCCTTTGTCAGCGTCGGCTGCTGGTCCTCGCCCATCGTGAGCGTCGGATGCTCGATCAGCGACACGCTCGCCATGCCTGCGGCGTCGGGCGTCATCAGCAGGCGTCCCACGCCGTGCATGAATCCAGCGTGCGACCAGCCGCCCCATGCGTCCCAGTCGATGACCACGACGTAGTCGGCATACCTCGCGTTCTCCCGCACCCACGTCTGGCACGCTGTGCGGTACTCGGCGAGCGCTTCCGTGCGGCGGCCGGCGAACTCCGTGGTGTACTGCTTGCGTCCTAGCCGCTGGCTGTGGAACGTCGCCTGTGGGAACTCACGGCAGAAGTCCATGAGCACCTGGTCGGTGGCGTCCGTGTTGTCGTTCGTGACGCAATGAAACCGCCACTCTCTGCACCGTCCCGCGAGCATTTGCAGCCGCCCGAGGTTGTCGGCCAGCCAGCGGTCGCAGTTGCGGGCGAGCCCCACGAAGACCACGCTGGCGTCTGCGAGCTCGCTCTCGCCGATCTCGACGTGCCGCTGGAAGTCAGCCGCGAACGGCTCCAGCGGATAAACGAGGTGCTCAGGCACCGTCACAGAGCGAGCGGATTTTTCCGAGTCGGTCGCCATATTGCGTCACGTGTAGGAACCGTGGCGCATCGACTCGCCGCCGATCGGCCGGGTGATGATTCCACGTCGGGTCGAGAAACTTCGTCAGCTCGTACAGCGTGGTCGGCTTGTCAAGCGTGGAGCGTACGCCGTCCACCCGGTAGCCCATCTGCTCGAGCAGCGCCGCCTGCTCCCACCATGGGTGATCGACGCAGTGCTCGGCGTTCCACACGTCCACGAGCACGGGCAGCATCTGCTGAGCGACAACCCACACGCCGCAGTTGGGCACCAGGCCGCACTCTGTCTCGTGCTCCACGATACCCTGCCACGCACTGCCAAGCTCGCTCACGATGTTCGCAGAGCCGTCGAGGATCACCACGTCGGCGTCGATCCACGCCACACGCTCGTGCGTCTGCAGCGCCTGCATGATCGCGCGCACCTTCATCCACGACGCCGGCCGCTCGCCGGCCAGGTTCGCACACCCGCAGGCCAGCCCATGCCGGGCAGCGTAGGCGTGGATGCGTGGCAGCGTGTGAGCTGCGATCTGGGCGAACTCCACGCCAGCCCAGCCGGTCAGCACTAGGTCAGGCATGGCCGACGAACAACGCCCGCCCCTGCGTGTCGGTTGTCACCGTGTGCCGCTGGAAGCGTCTGGCCACGGCGTCCTGCGACGAGCTCGACAGCTGCTCCCAGTCGTGGATCGCCAGCATGCTGGTGATGCCAGCCGCCGTCAGGTACTCGGGCAGCACCGCGTCGCCGTGGGCTGCGTCGTGGAAGATCAAATCCCACGAGTCGAGATGCAGCTGGCAATCCCGCAGGAACCGCCCTGCGTCATCGGCCACCGGCTGAATGTTGGCCACGCCAAGCGTCTCCCAATACGCCACGCGGCTGGCCTCAGGCATCGTGTCGCAGAGATCGACGCTCACGATGGTGGACTCAGGAGCGGACATCGCCATGGCAGCCGTCGAGATCCCGGCATGGCTGCCGAGCTCGAGCACGCGCCACTCCCGGCCCTGCACGATCTCGCACAGTTCGGCGATGTGCTCTCGCGCCGTGGTCATGTGGTGCGAGTAGTCCACCGTTGCCAGGTACTCTTGCCACGTCATGTGATCCGCACCGTAGTGCGCCCCTCCGTGCCGTAAGACTTTTCCACCACGAGCCGCCGCACTTGCGTGTCATCGACCCAGGCCACGCCGTTGAGAGCGTCGAGCACAGCCTTGGCGACGTTGTCCACGTCCTGGCGTGGGATCTCCGGTGCCGTCTCCTTCACGCCTCGCTTCGTCCGGTGGTACTTGGGCCGCACGAAGACCGCGTCGATTACCACGTTCACCATGCCCCGGCCCGCCGTCGCCCCGGCCTTCATCGCTTCAAAAGCAATCGCACGGCGGTACGCATGCACTGGATGCTTCTGCGGCACGTACGCTCGAGCGAATCCGCCACGAGTTGAGACGCGCGGCCGTGGCTGTGGCACAGGATCGCCAGGCACAGAGAACGTCAGGGCCATCATCCGGCCCTCGCCGCCAAGTAAAGGCCGACGTTAGCGAATGCGTACCCGAGGTACGCCAGACCCAGCCCCGCTTTGCCATGCAAGGCCAGGTCTGCCGCCACCACGAGATAGATGCCGCCGGTCAGTGCGATCAGCCACGGTGCCATGCACGCAGCATGGCGACGGCGTCAAGCGTGACGGCCTCCGCTTGGCTGGCAGATCCCGGCCCGCCACTTCGACACCTTCGAAGTGGTCGAGCAGTCAGGCTCGGCCCGCCTCTGTGCATAGTGCCGCTCCCGGCACTGCCTAGCACGCTCTGCAATCTCGTCGGGCGTCGGGTCGTTGCCGTGCTGGTTCTTGTCACGCGGCCGTGGCGGAAGCTTGTGCCGCGCCACGAGCCGCGTGAGGTGCGTAGGGCTAATGCCAAGCATGGCCGACACCTTCACGCGGGTCAGCGTGTGGTCGTTCCACAATTGGTACAGCTTCGCCAGGTCAACGTGTCGCACGATTGGCATCGGTTCACTCCGCTGCCATCGGCATGACCACGCCCGTGTGGCAATCCGTTCGCAGGATCACCGCCGACTGCCCGTCCTTCGCCTGGACGCTCACCGTGGGCTCGCCGTCCGCCGGCAGCCCTTCGAGCCACTGCCGCACATACCTGGGGTCCAACTTCACCGTGCAGGCAGTGCCAGCCTCCACGAGTTCGCACGTCACGCTCGACTCGCCGGCCTCGCTCGACTTGCCGTGCAGCCACAGGCCCTTGTCGGAGAAGGCAAAGTCGATGCCCCGGCTGGCCTCGGTGGTGACGATCGCCGCAGCCTTGACCGCAGCCAGCAGCTGCTCGGCGAGCACGGTGGTCGGCTCGCAGTCGAGATCAGGCACGCCGTCGCGCCACCGGGGGAAGCGGCCTTCGATGAGCCGGGCGGTCACAGTCGCCGTGCCGATCGTGGCCACGATCTCTTTGCCCGTGGCCTCCAGCTGGATTGACCCATCGGAGTCGGCCAGTGCGAGCCGCGACAGGATCGCCATCACACGGCTAGGCACCAGAGTCTGCGAGTCATCAACCGCCAGGTCGTGTTCGCACTCCACGAGCGAAAGCCGCCGGCCGTCCGTTGCGACAAAAGACACCGTCTCGCCCTGCACCTCGATGAGCACCGCGCCCAGGGCGAACCGGCTGGAGTCATCGTCGGTGGCGAACACCACGCCACGCACAGCACGCACGAACTGGTCCGCAGGCAGCCGCGTCACCGGCTTGGCGTCGGCCGGTTCCCACAGCGGGTACTCGCTGGCGTTTTCCGTGGGCAGCGTCCAAGTGCCAGAGCCCGCCCGCACCACGCAGCTCGTGGCGCCCGGCTCCAGCGTCACCGTGTCGCCCGTCGCGGCCCCGAGGATCGCTGAGAGCCTGCCGTGTGGCAGCAGGATCGCGTCACCGTGGTAGTCGATCGCCACGTCGATGCGCACTTCGCCATCCGATCCCGTCAGCAGGCCGTCGCCCAGACGCACGGCCTGGTAGATCGGCTTCGGGCTGCGCGTCGGCACAGCCGGCGAGACTGCGGCGAGCGCAGCCTTCAGATCAGACGCCGCCAGTTCAATCCCGGTTCTCTTCTTCGTTGCGGTTCCCATAAGAATCCCTTCTTTTGAGTGAACAACCGACCAAAATCCCAATGCCGAACGTCAGCAGCAGGACAATCTCTCCAAGGCTCAACATGACGAAGTCGCGCACTGTCATCGCGTCGCCTCCGCTCGTTCGAGGTGCAGCGCCTGGCGGACCAGCCGCTGCATCAGGTGCCGGATCGTGTCGGCCGCGAACTCCAGACGCAGCCGCGTGTCATCGTCGATCTCGTCATCCCACGCGCGCTGAGCGCACAGGTCAGCCACGATCGACGGCGGCGGCAGCTCGTACGGGTTGTCGCAGCTCATGCGTCCACCTCCTGCAGAGGTCGCATCGTGCGAGCGTGGCCGTCCGCCCACGTCAGGAATCCCTTGCGACGCAAAGGCCGCAGGTGGCACATGGCACCCTCGGTGGAGGCGAAGCCGAACGCTAGGCACAGCTCCCTGATGGTGGGGCTGAACCCGTGGCCGGCGATGTAGTTCACGATCCAGCGGTAGATCTCGCGCTGGCGATCTGTGAGCGGACGTATTGGGGTCGTGGTGGTCATAGGCCCTCCTTGGCGGCTGCAAACTTTCTACGTGTACGTTCAAGCGCTTCGCGGTCTTCGCCGGTCCACTCCTTCGGAGGCGGCGGCGTGTTGCCGAGGTCACGGCCAGACCGCTCGCCCCTTGGGCTGTCAAACGAGCCGCCGAGAACCTTGTGAGCCCAGCCGGGCTTCACGAACTGAATCAGCGTCATCGGGGTTTTGAAGTACCGGCACTCGCCGATACGGCCGATGGCTTCGATAGCGACCTCGAGCCATCCGGGCTCGGCTAGCCGTTCAGCCCAGCCGTCAGGCGGTGTGGCCGGCGTCCACTTCCGGCCCTTGCCTGCGTTCCACGCCCTCTGGAACTTTTCCCAAGCCTCACGCGGATGATGATGAACTTCTCCTCTTATCTCATCTCCTCTGCGGCGCTCGTGCGCCGGATCGTCCGGCGCGTCTGCGCCGGAAGGCTCTGGTCTTCGTTTGCGGCCGGGATTCCGCTCTTCGTGCTCCCGGCTGCGGTCGGCGTGCTGGGCTCTCGACTTGGCCGCCTGGCTGAACCGGCGATCCCATCCTGGGACAGCAACGGTAGCGGCCGTCTGGTCGATCTCCAGCCAGCCCACGCTGGCCACTGCGTTCCAAAAGTCCTCTGTCGCCCCGCAGGTTCGCACCAGACGGGCGATCGTCATGCGGGCCGTGCCATCGGCACAGTGCATCGAGGCCCAGCCCCAAAGGTTCAGGAGGTTAAACACCACGTCCTGCACAGGCAGGCCCGTCGTGTCAATGAGCTCCTGCACCTCGGGCTTCTGAGGTAGGGCCAGGTCGTAGGCGATCCATTCACCCGCCATCACGCAAGCCTCCAGGCCGTGGCAAACCTTCCGCTCTTCGCCTTCCGTGTCCCGGCCTCCACGACTAGGCCGCGCCGCACGAGCTCGATCCGCCGTGGCCTCTGCGTGCTCGGCGGCATCGGTATCCCCAGCTGCATTTCCTCGTCGGTGGCACCGTGGTCGCCGCGTGCCCGCAGGAAGGCCACGACGCTGCGTTGCAGGCTGTTGAGCCGGTCGCCGTCCATGGAGTCAGCCGCCGCCATCGACGTGCGGCTGTGCTGCTGGGCAGGGGCCGCTCGAGGTGCCGTGAACAGAGGCAGATCTGCCACGCTTTCGCTGTAGTAGTCGCTCATCCGTGAGCCCTTTCGTGTTAAACCAGCGCGGGAGTTTTCGGCGTGTTCTTCCTGAGCTGCGACCAATCGCAATATGCCTGCTCAAACAATGCTGGCGACCGATGGCCGAGGTGCAGGCGTCCGGCACCTGGCCGCTCCATCTCGCAGTGAGTCGCACCGCTTCGCCTGAGCCACTTCGAAGATCCGCCAACGCCAACGCCGTCGAGCAGCTGCCGCATGTGCCTCATCGCCATGCGCCGGCCGCAGGCCCATCCGAGGATCGTGCCGTTTGGTGACGCGGCCAGCATCCCGTCGATCGCATCGAGACAAGCGGGCGTCAGCGGCCGCGACAGCGGGTCGCCTGTTTTCGATTGCGTCCACGACAGCGTGTCGCCGTCTAGGTGCTCGCGGCTGAACGACATCACGTCGCCGAACCGTGCCCCGCACTCGTAAGCGAGCAGCACCCAGCAGCGGAGAAACAGCCCGAGGTCTGCACCAGACCGCAGCTTGCGGCCGTTGTGTGCTTTGGTGGCCTCAATCAGCAGCCTCAGCTGCTCAATCGTCCACGCTTTTGTCGGCTTCTTTCGGGCCTTTACACGCATCACTCCGCGCGGGGCCTCGTCAATCAGGCCTGTTTCGTAAGCCCAGCAGTACAGCGTCAGCAGGATCGTGCGTTCTGACCGCACGGTCGTGCTCTCAAGCTGCTGCGCCCGGTCACGCAGGTATGCGTTCACGCGCTCTACGCTAATGCGGCCGCATCGCTCCGCGATCCTGAGCACGTTGCTGGCGTAATGCGTAGAGACGATCCGCTCGGCCAAGTACTTGTCGGCAACGCCCTTGAAGTTCAGGATCGCGTCGGCCGTTGCGTCTGCGACGCGACAGGCCAGGTTCTTTCTTCGTGCCATCGTTCTTCCCTTTCGTGTGTATTGGCGGCGTGTCGTGCCGCATCCGGCCGCTTTACCCTGGGAGGCAGAGCTGCGGCTGCAGTGGTTACGCGCCACTCCTGCTTGGCGGCGAATGCGGCCCAATGCTCAGGCCGCTGTGGCAATCGCGTGCCGGCTGTGATTCACCATTCCCCGCCGTAGCGGGCTTTCATTGCGTTGCTGTACTCGTCATCCATGCCCAGCTCGTAGGCACGACGAGCGTGCTGATAGCCAGGCTTGATCGCCAGCTCGGGCTTGGGCGGCGTCTTCGGCTCGAGCACCTTCCCAAGGTCCGTTTCCATGGTCGCCCGCTCGGCTGCGATCTCTGCGGCCAGGTCATCGAGATACTTCCAATCTCGACGCTGGGCCTGCATGCGGTCTTCGTCTGGCTCAATTTCGTGGCTCATGCGCGGGCCTCCGCTTCGATCTCGGCTGCGTCGAAGTGCTCCACGTCGGTGTCGATGGCCTCGGCCTCGACGTGCTCAATCCGCTGCACAGCCGGCTTGGGCTGCGTCACACGCACGGCAGGCTGCGGCCTGGCCGTCTGGTAGTCCTGCGCCTCTTCGGCCGTCACGAGGCCACGCAGGATGTCAGGGAACGCATCCCGTAGGGCGAACCCACGGGCACGCAGCTGCAGCATTCGCTTTGGGTACTGCGTCCACGGGCCTTGCTTGCCCCACAGCCCGGCACGCTTGGCGTCTTCCACGCTGAAATCGACACGGACGGGGGCCTGACCGCGACGCTTGGCGATGCACACAGCCTTCGGGTTCGGCGTGCCCTCGCCCTCAATCGTCTCAGTGATTTCCTCGCACACGGGCGAAGCTAGGCAGAGCGCCTTGGCCGAGTCGCCCCAAATGCTCGGCCTGCCGTTGATGTTGGCGATGCACTGCAACGCCTGCATGGGGGCCAGCCCCAACTCGGCACCGAAGGCGATGGCCCCGGCACACTTCTCGGGCTGGTTTTGGTAGTCCTTCGGAACAAGCCCGCTCGACGCGGCGATCTTGCCCAGCGTCATCAGGTCGCCGACGGTGTTTACCCGTAGGCCAGTTGTCATATCCGTGCTCATCTGTCGCGTCCCTTTCTGCGTTGAATGAATCCCGGCTCCGCGTCCTGCATTGCCGGGGTAGTCCCTTCCGTGGCTTACCCGTCTCCGACGGGCTCCTGTGTTTCTCAGAACGGCACCGCCTGATCCGCCGTGACGGCGTAGTGGGCGTTGCCCTGATCGGGCACGTGGCGGCGAACGTGGTACGTGTCCTCCGCGAGCACATCGACGACGACGCCTCGCAGCGTGTGGCCGCCTTCAAGCCAGGCGATGCGGTCGCCGACGGCGTAGGTCGTGACGGGCTGGCCGTCCCGCAGTTCGGTGCGTCCGCCGTAGGTCTCCTGCATGCCGGCGACGGCTCCAAGAAATTCTTTTTCGTGTGCGTCCATGTGAGGGGGTCTCTCCTTTGGGTCGGGGAATATACGCATGTTCAGTCGTGAGTCAATCAACCGAGTCGGAATTTTTTTCGGACCAACGGCGCCGGGCTTTTTGCCGTATCGGTAGCGGTAGGTAGGCTATCGGCTATCGGTAGTTCGTCAAGAGAAGAATCGGGCGAGCGTGCCAAGGGCGAAGTCGATCCCGTGGGCGATGGTCTGGGCCAGCTCGCTCGAGGTGCCGAGTTCTTGGCCAAGCCTGACGCAGAGAAGGGCGTGCAGGGCTGCGTTCCATCGTTTGTTCATTGTGTCCTCCGTGACGGTGAAAGAAGTGCCACCCGTTTTGCAGCTTGCGGCAGGCCGGGTGGCCCCACCTTGTGAGTTGGTCAGGCGATCCCGCAGGCCGTTTGAATCATGCTGCGGATGGCGTCGGTCTTGTATGCGGCCATGGCAGCCTCAACCGTTGAAAACCGCTTGCCCATTCCACGCCAGGCACGATTCATGGCGTTCTGCACCACGACTTGCGCGTAGTTGGTTGCGCCACGGCAAACCACCACCAACGCTGCGTGCTTGCCGCACTGCATCTCGACGTACAGGTAGTCGTTCCCGAGGGCGGTCTGGCGGCTGGTCTCGGTGATCATGGCGTCCATCTTTCGTCTCCCGGTTTGCGTTGCGTCAGGTCTCATGTGCCTGACGTGATTACTGTAGGGTATCGGTAGTTAGGCGTCAAGGGGATGAATCGGGATTTTTTTGGGGCGTTTTCTGCGGGGAAAACGCTACTTCTTCCGCTTCGCCTTCTTCCGCTGTGCGGCAGGACGCTTGGCGAGGTGCCGTTTGGCGTTGGCCCTGGTGGTCAAGGCTTCTCGAGCTTCCCGGCAGGCGTCGGCCGGGATCAGCCAAATACGCTCACCGAACCGCCGGCCACGCAGCTTTCCCTCGCGGAGCAGCATGCGGACCCAACCCTCGGTGCAGCCGATCGCGTCCACGGCCTCAGAGACCGTGAGGTATTCGCCGCCGTCGATCTTTTGCGGGCTCATCGTGACCATCCCTCAGATACTACCGGCAGCCGTCAGTTGGTCAACCTGGCCGGATTTGCCGTCCCGGCGCAGCCCGCCGTACCATACTGAACAGACCAAACAGCGGAGGGCATGGTGGTTGTACGTTTGTACACCATGCTACACTCCGCATTCAAAAGGGAGGATTTGAAATGCTGCTGAGGGACTTTCTGAATGACCGTTACGCGGTGCTCCACAACCTGAAGCCGCGCACCGTTGAGATCTTCGGACACTCTATCGACCGGCTGCGGGACTTTCTCGGGCGCGAGCCTGAACTAGCTGATTTTGACGATTTGACCATCGGCAAGTTCCTGCGGTGGCGGGCCGTCACGCCGCACCGTGGGCGGATTTGTGCCGCCGCCAGCGTTGCCAAAGATAAGGCCCACCTGGTCAGCCTGTGGAACGCTGCCGCCCGCAAGCGGCTTGTGGAGGTGTTCCCAGACCTGCCACGTGGCATCGTCAAGGTGCCGCACCGCTCGCCGTCTGCTTACACCGTGGACGAGATCAGCCGCATGGTGCAGCAGGCCAGGCGGCGGTCAGGGCTGATCGGCCCGTGCCCGGCTCCGTGGTTCTGGACAACGCTGCTGATGTCGAACTGGTACACGGGCGAGCGGATCGGGTCGCACCTCGAGACGCGGTGGGAGCAGGTCGACACGGCCCGCCGCACGATCACGTTTCTCTCCGAGCACCGCAAGGGGCTCGGGCGAACGATTACACGGGCGATCACGCCGCAGCTGGCGTCCATGCTCCAGGCCGGGCGGCGAGCCTCTGACGATCTTGTGTGGCCCTGGACAGACCACAGGGCAGCGAACTCCATCTACCAGCGGATTAGGTACATCTGCCGGTCAGCGGGCGTGAAGCCGCGAGGCTTCCATGCAATTCGCAAAGCGGCCGGGTCGTACCTGAAGGCTGCCGGAGGTGATGCCACGGAGTTCCTGACGCACAAAGACTCAAAGACGACGCGGGATCACTACCTAGATCCCAAGATCGTTGGCGAGGCGTCGGCCCTGGACTTCCTGCCACCGCTCGACATTGGATGATCCGCCGGAAACGTCTACCGCTTGAAGCCTAGAGCGTCCCGGCCTTACTGTGGGCCATCACCCTGAAAGGAGTGGCAATGCGTCTACTGTGTTCGTTTCTGATGCTCGCCGGCCTGGGGGCCGTGGCCAGCTCGGCGTTGCCGTCGGCCGGCGAGTCGGTCGCAAAGTGTGTCGGTGCCGATCCGTGCTTAGCCTGCAAGAGTTGCGAGAAGTGCTCGCACTGCCGTGGTGGCAAGACGTGCGGCGCGTGCAAGAAGCCCGAAAAGAAGACTATGGCACAGGCGACTTGTTACTGAGCCCAAGCAAGCGGGGAGGCGACGCGGGGGAAAGGGAGACCCTGCGCCGCCTCGACCCGCCGCCCGGCTCATGAGTCCACTCGCCGAGCCCGCTCCACGGCGAGCTCGCCCTTCGTGCGGCTCAGCTCGGCCAGCAGACGCATGACGTGGGCCGCCAGCGTGCCGCTCGTGCCCGTGTACGCCCCGGAGAACTTGCGGGCGTCAAACTCGCACTGCTGTAGGTAGGCGTCACTCAGCGGTTCCATCACGCTCCTCACGGTGCAGCAGCAGTGCCAGGAGCGAGTAGCTGGCGAGGTCGAAAAGGTTGTCCTCGAGGCTCTCATTCTCAAGCCGGCCAGTGGCGTTGTAGGCAGCCAGCCTCGTTACCTTGTCTGACAGGCGAACCATCGCACCTTTCCACGACGGGATGCCGACGAACCGCGCCCCGTTGCGAATGTTTGCCAGCGGATCTTCGCCGCTCGGGCAGCCATAGTCTCGGCTTTTTTTCCGGTGCATCTCCTTGAGCGCGTCGCACAGGTCGAAGAACGCCTGGCTAGTCGGGTGAACGTCTTCCGCCAGGAGCGAGTCGCCGAGGCATCGCCCCTCACAATATGCCGCTGTCATTTGGTTCCCTTTCGTAAGTCTCTGTCGCAGTAGATCGGCATGGCCTTTGTGACTTCGTGCCGGCCGTGGTCAATGACGATGGCCGCTTGGCACGGTGGCTCGTAGGCCGCCTTGATCCGAGTAGCGTAGGCCGAGTGTCCAATCACGCTGCCGTTCGCCACGTAGCGCCCCGCACGCAACCACTGGAACTGATGCCAGTGTCCGAAGCAGGTTAGGTCGGCACGCTCGATGGCATCCCACGCACCGATCGCCTTATTCGTCGGGATCGTGATGCCGCCGATACCGCCGCCGTACTTCACGGCGTGGCCGTGATGGAACCGCACACGGAAGCCATCAAGATCGACGTAGTTCAAGTATCCGGTGCCGATCTGCCAGCGGACGTTCTTGCGGGCCTCGGCCGCAGCCATCGTCAGATACAGGTGCTGCTCAAACGAATGATCCATCTCGGTTCCCACTCGCAGCTTTTCCGTTGACCGACCGTGGTTGCCGCTGTTCGTAGCCACCACCACTTCGCGGGCCGCGTCAGCCACCTGGTCGATGAAGGCACGCATGATGCCGCCGATGAACCGGCACGCAGAGAGCGGGGCCAACTGCGCCATCTCGGCCGTATCTGGGTGGATATGGCCCGAGATCAGATCCCCACCCAGCCACACCACCACACGGTCAATCTTGGCCAGCTGCCGCTCGTGCTCGAGCAGGACGAAGAACCGCTCCTGCAGCTCGGCCATGCGTTGCTCGCACACGTCGAGATCGTAGGAGTTTAGGCCGTTGACTGTCTCAGGGTCCACCCGCTCTTCGCAGTGAATATCCGAGAGCAGCACCACCATCGTGGCGTCGTGTGGCTTGGCCTTTGCCGACTTGCTGGCTGGCCGCTTCGTGGCCGTGATGCCAGCCAGACCGGCGATAGCGTCGGCCCTCGCTCGTTCGGCGTCGATCGCCTGCAGCGCCGCCTTGTAGCGGCTCTTCAACGTGGCCACTTCGGCACGCAGCCTGGCGAGCTCGGCATCTGCGGCCAGCTGCGTCGCCGCGTCCATTCGGCTCGCCACGTCTTCGACTAGCGTTTTCCGTTTAGCCACGCGATCACTCCGTTGACGCCAGCCGTGTCCCAACCGCGCTCGCGTGCGGCTGCCATGATCGCTTCGCAGTAGGCCCGCTTCTGATGCACGTTCGGATCGAACGCCTGCCGAACGGCATCGAGCTCGGCCTGCGCGTCTTGCGGCAGGCGGTCAAACCACGTCTTGAATCCCGGCCGCCGGTTTGCTGTGCGAGACAGCACGTCATCGAGCAGGCTTGCTTTTGCCTTTGCCACGCTTGGCTCCCTTCGTGGGCTTGGCGGCATCGCGCCGCAGAACCATGTTCCCGTCGTCGTCCAAGATGCCGAGGCCCGTTGGCTCGTCGTCCTCGAAGTCGAGCTCGGCGAGATTAGGACGCTGGGCCTTCGGCTGCGGCTTGCTCGGCTTCTTTGGCACGACGGGCCTCCGCTTTGCGGGCGTTGTGGATCGCACGCTTCACGAGCAACCTAGCGGCGATGTCAACAAACGGCAGGCCGCGCTCCTCGGCAGCTTCCCGCAGGAAGCCAATGATCTCGGCCATGCCCTCGGGCGACTCGCACCAGTCGCAGCCCTTTGCGTCCATGTAGGCGGCGCGGGATGTGCATTTACAGTCAGGCGTGGCGACGATACGGAAGGGCCAGCCGGCGAGCAGTGCTTTGAGTTCTGCGCCTGGGCCGGCAGTTGGTTTTGGTGCTGGCGCATTGCGCAAACACTTGCATTCACACAAGTGAGGCAAAGTAGAGCTTTTGCACGCCACGCCGCAAGCACGGCACACGTATGAATCACCAAATCTTTCTAATCCCCTAACGATCATAGATATACGATTGTAATGGAATTTATGGTGAATGTCGCGCCGCCGCACTCCAATTCGGACGAACTCCAGGAACTTCCCGAGCCATGACTGATATTTCCATTACGTCTGTCCCATGAACTAGACGCCGTGTCTGTAACGCAACAATTTCCAGCTTCATTGTTTTCGCTCTGCAAAACAACATTTGCGCTCACGCCAGACACCCCAGTGTCGCTGCACAAGATGTTACGAAATGGCGATCCGCAACAGCTGCCAGAACTTGCATTACTGAACCACTGGCGAACAAAACTGAAAACAAAACGATAGGCAGTTTCTATATTTACGAACCCAAATGAACTGTTGCAGGTCATTGCGCAATTGGCTCGCAACACGCATCCGCTGCTGCTTGTAATGTTTTGATTGACGACACGCCAGCCGTTGGCAGCATTTAAAATAAATGCATGATTCCACGTTGCCGGGCAAGCGTCGACCACAAGGGTTACGTTAACGGCCACATAATCAACGTTACACGAGGAACTGGGGCCAAACTGCCCAGAACTGCAACTGCATTGCTTGCTGCAACAACACGCCATGCCTACACCTTAAGCCGCAGGAAGGTAGAGGTAAACGTGGCCGAAACAATCGTGACCGAACTTGTCACAAGCGTCTTGCCAATACTGATAGTGCAGGCAGACGTGTTTAGCGAAGCCGACAGCATCACGTCTGTCATAACCGACGTGGACGATGTAGCCCCTACAAAAACCGCCGTGGCCGTCTCAAAGGGCACGTCAATCAAAAACCACGCCGTGCCGTCCTTGGCTATCGCACAGTCGCCGGCCGCAGCCGTTTTCGCGATCGGATAGAACAGGTTCATCGCCGACGCGGTGTTCGGCGTCGCGGTTTGATACTTGAACGTGACAACCTTTTCGACGCCGGTCGGCCATGCGCCCGTGAAAGTGCAGACGCGGAAAATCTTTCTGTTGCGGAAAAAATCTTCGCGGGCAAACGACAGCGGCTTGGCGGCCGGTGACGCGAGCTCAGCCGCGCGCACCACGTTGGCGATCCGCTCGGCGCTCTCTAGCGTGAATTGCGTTGGGTCGCGCGGGCTTGCCATCACGGCGTCCCGAATGTGGAAAAGTCTGCCCGTGGGTTGACGCGTCGCGTCAGGATCGCGGGAGCGCCAAGGGTCTGGCCGCCGCTGCCATCAAGGCCGACAGGGTTTGGGCTGGCGATCCATTCGCCGTTCTGAAAGTCAAACACCATCGCTCGGCGCTTTTCGCCGCCAGCAATGAAGTTGAAGCCCACGTCGGGCAGCAAAAGATTGTGCCCAGACTGACGAAAGGCCAGCGTCGCGGTCGTGGCGAAGTACGTCACCAAAGAGTTGCTGAACTCCTCAGTGACAGATGAAGCGTCGATGCCGACAACCTTCACGGTGTCCTGCCCGCACCCAAGAAACGACGATGAGTTGACGTGATTCTGGAGCGACAGCCATGCGCTGGGGTAGGTGGCGAAATTCTTCGTGACCTTGATTTGCACCAGGCTCTCTTCGGTCGTAAGGCCTGGGAAATAATCGTACGCGCTGTTAGTCAGCGGCGCGTCAGGGGGCCACGTCGTGTTCGAGTTGTAATACGCCAAGGCAGGCACGCTGCCGGGCCGCGACTCAAAAGCCCACGTGGAAGGCCGCGAGGTAGGCGTCAGCAACTCGGCAGAAGTCACGACGCTGTATTCGGCAGTCACCTCCAACGCGTACGGGTTGTCCTCGAACCGCTCGTTTACCGAAACCTTTCGCAGCCGCAGTGCGGTATGCACCGGGTGATACGCACCGAACGAGTTGCCGGCCGTGGCTGTCATGATGTCGGTGATGCCTGGCGGCCCGCCGGCCGTCAGCGTGTCATCGCTCAGCATGCACACCCAGCGACGATTGGCCGTGCCGCCGGTCGAGCCCACTTCGTTCTCGAAGGTGCGGGCAAGTTCTTTTGTTGCGACGATTGTGCCTGGCATCAGTTAACCCCTGCGAGACGTGCGCCGCCGACAATGGCGACGGGCGTATTGAAGTAGTTACTTGCGGCCTGGCCGATGCCTTGTGCGATGATCTGCAGCTGCTTGGTCTGCAGTCTGGCCTCGATCAGCGCCGGGTCTTGCGCGTTTGCCGCGAGCCCGAGGACCAAGGCCTGCCCTTCCTGCGTGCGAATGTCGGCCGTGTTCACCGTGCGAGAGCCGATGGTATTGAGCTCGGTGATGCGGGCCACCTGGCGGTTGTATTCGGCTTCCTCGGCCTTGCGGCGTTCCTCGGCAAAGCGGGCCTGCTCTTGGGCGGCTGCCTGTTGCTGCTGCTGCTGGACCTTGGCAGCCTCTTCCTGCTGCTTGATGAATTGCTCTTGGAATAACTGGCGCTGCCTAGCGGCACCGCTGGCAATGTCTTCTTCCTTGGCCTTGACTTGGTCGAGCTGCTGCAGGCGAGTCAGGGCAGCCTGCTGGGCTTCGCCGTCGCCGGCCTTGCGGGCCTCGGCGGCTGCCTGCTCGGCGCGAGCAATCTCAGCGTTGATCGCCACGAGGTTCTGGGCGGCTGCGATGCGCTCCTGATCGCCACCGACTTGCTGCTGCTTGATGAGGTTGTTGACCAAGTCTTCCTGCTGCAGCCGAACCTTAGCGGCATCTTCTTCGGCTTTCTTGCGATCCGCAATCACCTGCTTTTCGTTGTTGATGCGCTGATCAAACAACTCCTGCTGGCGGGCCACTTCGGCTTCGTACGCCGGTTGCGTCAGGATGCCGGCTTCTGCCTGCCGCTGGGCTTCGGCAATCCCCTCAGACAACTGCAGTGCCGCGTCGAAGCCGGCCTGGCCAAACTCTGTGGCCTTTTGGATGGCGGTATCAACGGCTCTGTCGGCCCCCTCAAAAGCCTGCTCAAAGCCTTGGCCGAAGCCCTGCTCGAGGGCCTGCTGCTGCTCTTCAAGCTTTGCCTTCAATGCGTCGAGCTCGGCCAGCCTTGCCTTTGCATCCTCGCCGCCCTGCTCGGCGACCGCAGCCCGCTGCCGCTCAACAGCGGCCAGGTCTTCCTCGAGCTTGCTGGCGGCGTCACCGGTCTTCAGTAGGGCATCTACACGCTTACCGTCTGCCTCGGCCTGTGCGGTCGCGGCGTCCTTAGCCGCCTGCCGCGTCTGAAGTTCTTGGTCAAGCTCAGCGTTCACGTTCTGCATGAAGCCGTTCATGATCCTAATCTGGTCAGCCGTTAGCCCGCCCTCTTCGGCCATTCGCTGAAACGTGTCAAGCGTGGCCGTGGACTGCTGCAGGAACTCCGACGCACCCTCTGTGCCGCTGGCCAGGAACTGCTGCAGCCGCTGCTCGGTCTCTTCGAGGTTTGTAGTGATCTTCACCTCGGGTGCCTGGCTGGCCTCGACCGTCGCACGGAACCCGCGAACGTAGGCAGTCGCCGCCCCTTCGCCTCGGGCCGTCGCGGAGCCGTCGCCTTCGCCCAAGCCGACCGCATTCAGGCCAGACTGGAATGAGTTGGCACCGGCTTCCAGGAACTCCTGCTGATTCTTTGCCAGCTCGGCAGATGCAGCTGCGGCCAGGTCCGCACCGTACTGCTGCAGATCGTCCGACACCCACGAGCCAATCGCCTCGAGCAGCTTGGCAAAGCCTAGCGTCAGCCCGTTGCCGATCGTTTCAAACAGGTTGAAGACCTGCCGCAGCGATTCGGTGATGGCCGTGAAAGCGTTTGCCACAAACTGAAAAACTGCACTGGCGTTTTCGATCGACGCCGTGAAGCCGCTGAAGTTGCCGACGAACTGATCGAACACGCCTGCGAAGATCTCGGCACCTTGTAGCAGCACGTCCGTAATTGCGTTGGCGATCCCCGTGCCGCCTTCGCCCTGAGCGCCGCTCCACTCTTCCACGAACTTGAGAAACTGGTTCGTCACGTCCGTGACGGCCGGGGCAAGATTGCCGATTACCTGGCCGATGATTCCTTCAATGGTGGCACTCACCAGGTCGAAGGCGTCATTCATATCGGCCACGTTGTTGATCTGCGTTTCGCTGACGATGATGCCTAGGCGCTCGGCCCTGGCCCGCAGCTCTTCAATGCTGGCAGCCCCCTCGCGGAAGAGCGGGGCAAGCGCCGCCCCCTGCTTGCCAAACACTTGAACAGCAGCGGCAGCCCGATCGGCAACCGTGGGCAGCTGTGCGATGGCGTCGCCGATCGCCGAGAACTGCTGCTCCGGTGCCAGCGCCTTCAGTTCGGCCACCGAAAGCCCGATGCCACGCAGCGTTTTGTCGAAGGCGTCCCCGGCATTCGCCTTGCCGATGTTCACGGCCAGCTTCTGAATGGCCACGCCAAACTGCTCGGTGTCCACGCCGGCCATCTTGGCGGCCAACGAGTAACCCTGCAGCGCCTCCACGCCAATGCCCGTGCGGGCACTCAGATCATTTAGCGAGTCGAGCGACGAACTTACATTGCCGGCTAACGTCAGCACATTCTGTGCTGCGCTCGTGAACGCACTGCCGAGGGCCGTAAACCCGTCCACTAGCACCCGGCCGATCTCGATGGCGCTCAGCGTGCTCACGCCCCGGTTCAGCTTGTCGAGGCTTTGCGTGGTCTTATCGGCCTCGCCCGTGAAACGCTGCAGGCTCTTCTGGTTCTGGTCGACGATCTTCTGCAGCAACTGCAATGCCTTATCGGCGTCTGACAGACCCTTGGTCATGCCAGAGGCATTGGCAGTCATCTGCATGCCTACGCCGATTACAGTCGCCATAACTCACCCGCCGAAAAAGTTCTTCAGTTGCTTGATCTGATCGACCATCTGCTGCTGATGCTGCGGCGGTTTTTCGAGCGGCACGAAGTCTTCAGCCCGTGGTGCCTTACCCTTGGCCGAATACGGGGCAAGCACCGCGCTTGCTATCAGTCCCGTCTCCCGCCACGAATCCGGCAACGCCTCGAAGTACCTCGTGTACGCCAGCCACTCCGCAAACTCGACGGCCGACATGCGCCGCTCGAGCTCGCCCACCGTCATCTTCAGGTGCCCCGCCAGACGAAACAGGAAACGCCTCGTCGGGCGGATGCTCAGTTTTTTGCCAGTTCCTCTACGTCCTTCTCCGTGATTGCGTTGTGTGCAGCTGCCTTGTCGAAGAGCCGGCCGACAACCTTGGCCGACTTTGCCGCCAGCTGCTCAACCTGCTCATCACTGAAGAGCCGCTGGCCAGCCTGGTCGCACAGACAGCGTGCCAAGAACTTCGCACGGAAGTTGTCCACGCCCGTCTCGCGCTTGCCGACCCATTCCTTCTGGTAAGCGTCGAGCTCGCCCACGGTCATCACGCGGATGTAGACTTCGCCGCCCCACTCCCTCACGCTGACCTTTAAGAGTCCGAGATCGTCGGCCGCCAGGATCTGCTCTGCCGTCAGTGCCATCGTTACTCCTTCACGATTTTGAACGTGGCCGAATACCGGGCCACATCATTGACCTTCCCGGCGAGCTGCAGCGATTGGCAGATGGCCTTCGTGGTGAAGGTCATGCCACCACCGGACAGATCAAGCACAGCCTTCAAGCCGTGCTGGGCCATCGTGATGTTTGCAGTCGCAAGGCACGCTATCTCTATAGTGCCTGCGTCAAGCGCAAACGTGCTGTCTCGGCCGATCGGCAGGCTGCCACCGGCGACCACCTTGATGTCGGTGACTTCGCCGAACGCCGTGGAATTCCACGTCGCGGTAACGCCTGCGCACTCGGTAGCCATGACGGTCCTCCGTCTGGCTTAGTAGCGCGCGACCTTGAAGGTGACCTGGCCCCGCACGGCGTCGTTGGTGGCGAACGTCAGCGTGGACGCAGAGACGGTAGCGGCAGCACTGATCGCAGTCGATCCGCCGACAGTCAGGGAAAGCGTGCCCGTGCTGGCATCCTTGATGATGTTCGTGCCGAGGTAGTCCACCACAACTTCGCGGCCCGTGTCCGTCGCCGAGCCCTGCAGCGGGCGGCTGATGGTGCGGACGCTGTTGCCCGTGGTCAGGCCGAGATGCGAAACGTCGATGGTGTCATCGGCGGCCGGATCCGTGTTGCTGACCACGATGTTCGTGACGGTGAACGCGGTGCCACCGAAAGAAAACGTTGTCCCTGATCCATCATGCGGCGTTGCGGACATGCTCTAAGTCTCCTGCCAGAGGACGTTAAAAGTCTGTGTTACCTGGTACACCGGAGGAAGGTCGCCGCCGGCCAGCTGCACGAAGTCGTCGGATTCCTGCTCCAACGACGCATGCTTCACTTCTGTATTGTTCACGGTGCCCCCGTAGCCATCCAGAACCACACGCACGGCGTCGGCCAGTTCCCGCACGTCTTCGTAGGTGGCGGCGAATGATTGCATTTCCACGCTCACGTTGGGCACTCCCATCGGCCCGGCCAGCGTGTGCTCCCGGCTGATCGCCGAACGCCGCCAGGTGATGAACGGCAGGGCCGCAGTCTTCGGGGCCAGCAGCGGGTAGACGCGGCTGCCCACGATGGATGACGTGACGGTGCTTGTCACCAGGGCGGAGCGAAGGACGGCTTCGGGGGATTTCATGGCGTGGCCTCTCTAGCCGAAGAGCCGGTCAAGGATCTTCTTTTCCCGGTACGAGTTGTAGGTGGTCTGCAGCCCGCGCTTCGTGCGGCCCTCGAGCTCATCCCACGCCTTCTCGATGCGAGCTCCGAGCTGCAGCCGAAGTTCGGCTTCCATCGCTGGGCGGGCTCGGTTAAATGCCGTCTTCACAGGGGGCACGCCCGTGCGGCCACCCACTGGCATCTTGCCAAGCTTTACCTTCTGGCCAGCTTTTGCAGACTTAAAGAACGCTTTCGGGAATGGCTTTGTCCGCATCCGGCCTGCACCGCGCCCGCGCTTTGGCGTGACGATCTGGAACGGCCCGGCGCGTTCTGGCGTCTTGCTTTGGAATGTCGAAGCAAGCCGCCCCTTCTTTGTCTCTCGCTCCTTAGTGCCGAACTCAATGAATCCTTGGTGGTACCCCTTGGAGTCTCCCCCCCACGAGTAGCCAACCAGACCAACGGCAGAGCCGTTTCTCGGGTAGGTCTTCACCTTGGTCTTAATGCTTTTCCTTAGGTTGCCGGTCGGCCCCTTAGGAGTGGCCTGCCGCAGGGCTGTGAGCCCAGGCTGAATAGCCCTGCGCAAAGCCGCGCCGAAATGCTTGGCGGCCAGATTGGTCGGCAACTTTTTCAGTTCTGCGCGCAGTTCTTCCATGTCTGGGAAGTACATATCCACGCGAAGCGTGGAATCAGGCTTGGGCTTCGCCATCTACTGCTGCTCCTGGCAAATGGCTTCGTGCTCGCTGCGGTTGCCGTGCTCGAGCAGGCTGACGATCTCAAGCGTGCGGGAACGCCAAGAGAAGCGGTGCTGGCTCGTCAGGCCCGGCAGGTAACGGAGCCGCACCCGGTGGCTCACGGTCGTTTCCTGCTGGCCAGAGATCAACGCCTCGCGTGCGCTCACGCCTTCGACACTCGCCCACACGGCAGACGAGTCGCCCCACGTCAGCACCGTTTCGCCGAGGGTATTGGTCGCGCCGCTGGCGATCTGCACTGTGACACGCTCGCGGAGTTTGCCGGGGTCGATCATCGGTAGGAGCCCCACTTCTGCGAGTCCAGAAGCGACTGCACGCCGAAGGGGATCTCGTTGCCACTCATGGAGTCGGCCGCCATCCGGCGCTCGTACCACATGCCCACAAGCATCAGCATGGCGTGCCGGATCGCAGCCGGAACACTCGTGCCGCTCGACCCGTAACCGCCCCACCAGGTCACGCTGATCGCGTTATCGTCCTGCAGGTGCGGCGGCCAGGTCTGCCCGTACAAGGTCTTCACGGTGCCCGGCACGCCGTCCCGGTCCACGCGGTAGCTGGCAGTCGAGTAGGTGGCCGTGGTGCCGTTCTCGTACGTGAACGTCAGGGCCACCGCCGTAGTCGTGCCGGCCGTAGCCATCGGCGGGCGTGGCAGCTCGATGTCGTGCGTGCCGTCAGGCGGGAAGCTGTCGAACCGCATCACCCACTGCGTATGCACCAGCGTGCGGTCCAGGTACTGCTCGCACCACTCACGGGCCGCAGTGATAAGCGAGCCGATGTAGGCATCGTCCGTGGCCGTATCGACTCGCAGGTGGGCCTTGGCCTCCGAGAGCGTCACAGGCTCAACGGCTGGGGCGACCTGGCGAGTCAGGCTTCGATATTGCACGGCGGCGTTTCCTCGGGGTGGCGTCGGCCGTTTCGGCTTCGTGCTCGACGGCTGCCGTTTCGATCAGTTGGCCCTGCGTCTCCTCGACAGCCACGCGCTGGGCGAGCAGCTGCGCGGCCAAGCCGCCGGAGATGTCTACGGTCTGCCCCTTGCGGTATGACCGCCACGCGCGGGTGAATGTGATTTTCGTCACTGGGGCACACTCCATGCAGTTTCGGGCTTCTTGCTCGTGTTCGTGAAATCAGTTGTCCATTGGAAAACAGGCTTGCCGAGATCCCGGCCAGGCCACGTCACCACGTACTCGCCATGCCCGAGAACCACGCGGGGCGTGACGAAAACACGGTTCCCGCTCTCGCGCCAATTGCGCCAGTAAAAAATGTCTGGGTCGGTTCTGCCGTCAGACCACCCTCCGCTTGGGTCTGGCTTGCTCCAGAACCACGGTTTCTTCGCACGCTTTAAGGCGGCCGTGGAGATGACGGTAAGCCCGAAGTGGGCCGTGTCCACTTCCTGCACAGGCTCGGCGAACCACGACGCAGGCAGGCTTGTGGTGCCGCCCTCGGGCGGATTGTCTAGCGTGCCCTTCAGCGTGAGCATCGGGCGGCCGTCTTCACGCTTCGTCTGCAGCCCGGTGATTGCGTCGCACTGAAACGTCATTGCCAAGGCAAACAGGTGCTCCACGTCTTCCTTCGTGAAAAACGTGTCGTAGTCGATCGTCAGCAGATACTCGGCCTTGTCGATGAATTGCTCCATGACGCGGGTATTCACCTGGTCCCAGAACGCACCAGTGCCCATCGTGGGGCGAATGCCCAAAGGCATGAGTGCCTGAGCCCACGCAAAGTGATTGGCCGTAAAAGACAGCCTCGGCATCGACAGGATGGCCTCCACCCGGATGTCGGCCTCGGTGCCACCAACTCGCACGATCATGCGTGACTCCAAAAGAGAGCGGGCCGCCCCGTAGTGGAGCGGCCCGCCCAGTTTGCACATCACGTCAAGCCGTCAGGCTCACGCACCCACGAGGCCGATGATCGGGCCGGCGACGCTCGAGGAGCCCAAATTTGCATGCGTAATTGCAACTCTGGCAACGGCGCGGATCACGGTCTGGTCGCTCAAGAAGTTCACCTGATCGCTGGACGCGATCTCGATGGCCTGGCGGATGCCGTAGTAGCTCGAGTTCGCCATGTTCCCGTAGAGGGCCATGATCGCACCCGTGGAATCCGCACCGCTCGGGAGCCGGTCGGTAAGGACCACTTCCGAGCCCAGGAACGTCGGACCCATGCCCTGCGACAGACCCACCGACCCGCCCTGGGCGAGGTCGAGATTCTGCATGCAGGTAGCGAAGAAGAACGGCGAGCAGAACCACTTGGCACCCTGACGCGAGTGCTGCGGAACCGCAGCCATCATCGCCAGCAGGTTGGCCTTCGTGACCTCGTCGGGCGTGTCGCCCGCAGCGGTCACAAGCGACGCCGCGTAGGTGGCAGCCGAGCCAGCGAGAAGGCCACCCGTGTGGCTCGTCACAAGACCGGCCACGCCAGGGGCGTTGCTCGGGTTACCGGACCACGCAGCCGCTTCCACGGCGTTGCTGAGCGTCAGGGCGAGCTCGGCAGCGATCCAGTCGGCGATCGACACGATGGAGTCCTGCAGGAGCTCCGACGCGATGACCACCGCACCCGTCACCTTCTTCGCCGTCAGCGTCACCTGGTTGCTGGTGGGATCGCTGGCAGTGATGGCGGCGTTCTCGTCGATCCAGTACGCGGTCGCACCGGCAGTCCGACGCGGGAACAGGAGCACGTCGCTCGGCATCACCACGTTGGTGGCGTTCTGAGCAAACGCGGAGTACTGGTCAACCAAGCGAATCACGGCCGATGACAACGAATCCGGCACAAATGCAGATCCGGTCGTAGCGCCGGTGGAGCCCTGGGCGCGAGCCTCGACGCCGTGATCCTGGCACCACCGCTTGGCCTCGGCGTCGCCGCTCTTGGCCTTCAGCCACATGCCCACCGAGTAGGCGTCGCGGGCGTTCTCAAACGCACGGAGCCGGCCCGAGAACGGAACCGCCTCGATGCGGACGTTCTCGCTGCGCTCTTCCTTCACCTCGGGAGCCGGCGAGCAACGCTCGACCACGCTGCGGAGATTCTTGGCCGACTCGACCACCTTCTTCTCA